CCTTCGGCACCAGAACTGTTCGCACAAAAGTGTTGTCTTAAGCGAATATAAATAAACCCCAGGATTAAACCACCTGGGGTTTATTTATATTTTATATTACTTTTAAATGTTTTAATATTTTTATACTATCTCTTAAAGCCCTATCATAACATTCTTTCAATCTTAAACATATCAACTCATTTTGAATTTCCTTTAAACTGTTTAATATTACCCTATCTCCTTCTTGAAGCTTCTCATTTAGTTTTTTATACATATTATCATATTTTGCTTTTTCTATAATATAATCTTCACTTAAAAATTCTCTTTCTATAGCAGAATTAAAAAATAAATCCTCAAATACTTCTTCTATATAATCTTTTTCCATATAATTTTGTTCCATATGTATCTCTCCTTACAGCTAAATTATTATTTCCAATTAATTAGTATTATTATACCAAACGTACGTTCGTAATTCAAGTTACTCAATTTTGTTTTTACAGATAATTATCTTTAAATTTATAATAACACGGAATCGTATCGGGTGCCCCGATAGTTTCGACAATTCTGATAAAATTTACGACAAAAAACGACAAAGCACCCTACTTTTTAGTAGAATGCTTCTTTAATAAATCTTCTATTGCTTCATCTAATAATCGACTCATTGGGATCCTTGTTTTTTCACTAAGTTTTTTTAATTTGTCATATAGCTTTTTATCTATCGAGTTACTTATTCTTGTTCTATGTACTAACATAAATCCACCTCATTTAAATACATTTTATTTAAATTAAATTGTATAAGGTGCATAAAGTTAAAACAAGAAACATAAAGTGCAATAACCTACCATAAGTTACCTGTATACAAAGCATATATAGCCCGTTTATAATTAGATTCGGTGATAGAAGGTGGTAGCAATGTACAAACTAGCAATTAGAGAATATAGAATTCTAAATAAATTAACTCAAAAAGATTTAGCCTACAGAATTGGAATAAGCCAAAATTATCTAAGTGAAATCGAAAAAGGCAAGTATGATATTAGAGTATCTTTCTTACTTAGTATAAGCAATGCTCTAGATGTATGTCCTGGATATTTAATAAGATGTAATATGTGTAAATGTAGGAGAAATAGAAAAAGAAGATCTAAGGCTTAAACTTTAGATCTTCTTTTATTATAAAGATGTTTTGAATATAGGAAGTATTTATACATTATACTCTGTTTTTAAGTTTGTTACTGCTGCCTCTTCTTTAAATAAATCATTATGATATTTTTCATTACCTTCTATTAATTCTGTAGCAGTACAAACCTTAGATAATATTTTATGTGTATTCTTAAAATGATTAAATTGATTTTTAATAAAAGTTAGTTCCTTAGGATTGATCTTTCTTCCTTTGCACAATACTTTTGATTTTAAAATTTTCTCCTTTGGAATAACATATAAAGCATCTAATTTTATGAAAGAAGGTCTAACAAAAGGTGGTTTATATTTAGTAATTTCAATATTAGACTCCATTCCTAACTTCCACTCTTTGCCCTTTATACTAGAAACATTAAGCAACCAAAATTGTTGATCTTGATTATCTATTACTAAAAATGTCCTCTCTGCTTTGCATATTCCCCCATCTGCAAAATTAATTCTTAGTAAAAGACCATTGCCAGGTTGTATCATTTAATAGACAACTAATCCTTGTTCTTCATCTATATATAATGAATACGCTTCATCATAACTAGGGAATTCTTCCAACTGTTGCTTTATAGCTTCATTTATACATAGTTCTTCCGGATTATAATAAAATTCAGTATTATTAATTACAATCTTTTCTTCCTTAATATCATAACTTATTTCCAATGCATCAACCATCTTTTTTATCAATAATAAATCATCTTTATAAACATTTTTTATAACACCGATTGGCATTCTAGCTGATTCTTTATTGTATTTGTAACCTTTAGCCTCTTCAATAGATTTGTTATAATAATGTTTCCAACATTTATGTTGATGTGTTAATTCTGATAAATCTTCTGGACTTACATTTAAAAATAATTCCTTAGTTGATTCTAATATATCTATTTCATCTTCATTAAAGTTTTTATCATATTCTTTAGCTAACTTAACAAAATCATCATAATTGTTACAATAATCTTTTCTTATTTTTTCTACAACAACTCCATTTTCAAATGCATATAGCTCTTCCTCAAATAATGGTTTATTTCTTTTAATTAAACTTATCATTTGTGCAAAATATAATAGTTTATTTAACTTTAAATTTCCACTTTTATCGTTGGTAGGTTTAAAATCATTATTAATAAACCATCCCGCCACGCTTATCGCTTTGCACATTAAACTCCCCCCTTAAATTATGTATATAATTATAATATCATAATTTGTTTTATTAAATGTAATTATTTTATTAAATCACTTATATAATTATATATACAATAATGCCATATGTAAATGTTTACTACATATTTAGACATTTTACAACATAAAAAAGCCATGGACTAGGAATTAACCTAACCCATGGCTTTAAAATTACTTTAACGGTACCTTAAGAACTATTTGATTTTCTGATATGACCTGTCCACACTTATTATATCCTTTTATTTTTAGCTTATACATAGAACCTTTAGAAAAAGTATAACCGCCATTTCTCTTGGTTATTACCTTGCTGGTGTTTTTAAATAACTTAGTGTAATTACTATTAGGTGGTGTTAAATCAAATGCCCAGCTTGCTCCTTTATCTTTATCTACCCAAGCGAAAACCCTTACTATATCTTTAGAACAATCTCTAATTATTAGATTTATTCCTGGAGCTCCGCCTTTATATGAAGCATATGCTCCGCCGTCTATATTAATGTAGGAATTATTTATATTATCATACTCATTTAAATTGTATTGCTTTATTAGATTAATTAACTGCTGTGCATATATAGGAGATGTTGCATATCCTGCTCTCTGTAAAGCATTAGCCTGTCCTACATAATCTTTTGCATTAAAAAAACCATGCTGTCTATATCTAGAATTATTTACTAGAAATAAAGCGTGATCCTCTATAGATTCAGAATAAGTATTATATACCCTAAAGTAATCATTTATTAAAACTTTTTTACCATTGTAATATTCGCATGTTGGGTAACTTTTCTTTTGTCCTCTCCACCCACCTATAGCTTTTACACCAAATAGATTTTTACACTCCCTTGATAAACTACTTTTACCCCAACCTGATTCAAGTATGGCTTGTGCAATAGTAATTGAAGCTAATACCCCATATTTCTTCTGCGAAGCTATAGCCCCATCTTTAACACTATTTATAAAGTTAGTTGTATAGCTCAACTATTTCTCCTCCTTACTTTTTACTGTAGTTTGTTTTACTAATTGATTTCCAAATACCGCAACACCTGCTGTAAGTATTCCCTGTATTACTGCATTTACATTAAGTCCAATTAAAGCTATAGAACCTAATATGCCTACAACTAATAATATCCATGGTATTGTCCAATCTTTAATCTGTTTAGTTTGTTTTAACATTAGTCCCAAAATATATAAAGTGGGTACCAATATAAATGCCTGTTCTGTAATAAATTCCATTATGTTTATTTCCATAAAGCATCCTCCTATTTAAAAATATTGTGTTGAATTGCATAAAAAAAGAAGCTTACAAAGCTCCCTATAATTAGCCCCATAAACCATCTCATAGTTGTGGTTAAACCTTTTATATCTTTACATAAATTTTTTATTTCTATTTTAAATTCTCTTCCGTCTTGCTCTATCTTATCTAGCCTTTTATCATGTTCTTTTAATGTTTCTGTATGTTCACTTATTTTTATTCCCATAGTTTCGCTATTCATTTATATTTATCACCTCATTTGTTAACTTTTTACAAAAAAGAATCTACTGATTAGTAGATTCTTTAAAATATCCTATTTATTTAAATAAAACTTTTCTTCGTGCATTGATCCAGTACCTCTAATTAGTTTACCATTTTTATCATATTTATTACAGCTGCTTCTTATTCGATCTTCCAATACTAAATTATCAAATGCTTTCCCTATTAAGTATTCTTGTGACTCATCTATAGATCCTCCGCCAACTGATAGCACTATATTTGCTTTACTTACACCATTTTTGTCATTAACTAACCCCATTGACTCCATATATTTTATTATTAAACCTTTAGCTTCTTCTATATTATTCATAAACAAATCCCTCCCTTTACTGTATTTTACCACAAAGTGAGAACAAGAAGGGCTTTTTTATTTACTTTCTATAACCCCAACATCTTTAAGCACCTCTCTAACAGCTTCATTAGTTATCTTTCCCACCAGTTTAAATCTTTTTTTATTGGAACCTTTGCCATCAATCTTACTTTATAAATATTATCTTCTAAATTTACAGAAGACCCATTTATAACTATTAGATCACCTGTTGTAGTAATAAGACCTCCAATAGTATTTATCTTATCCCTAACTATTGTGCTCCAAATCTGTTTAAAATCACTGTTATAATAATATAAAGTATTATCATAACTTCTTAAATATCCATTTTTTAATTGTGCAAAACCATCTGCATAATACTTATATACTATATTGTTCTTTGTTACAGTGCATAGTTTTTTAGTTTTTTGATCTATTAATAATACTTCATCTCTTAAAAAAGAATTTCTAATAAATTTAAGTTCTTTATAATCATCAAATGTTTCGATCGTATTAATATGCTGTGCTAAATTATTGTATACATATATTTTTTTCATGCTCGTATCGATTATATATATGTATGTATTGTCTGTTTCAATACAACAATGAGGATCTTCTGAATCAGATATCATTGAATACGCAGGCAATGTACTTTGTGCTTTTATATATTTTTTATCACCATCTATAATTAATATAAAATCATAAGGATCATCACCATGACCTTCTGGTCTTCTCATCAAGACTATAAATTCTTTATATTTATTCATTCTAACATCAAAAATATATGCATTGTTTTTGGGTGGAACTCCTGAAATACTTACTTTATCTTTAAAATAGCCTTTAGCATCAAAACTAGAAATATATATTTGGTCATTTTCTAAGGTTACTTGTAATATTTCATTATTATAAAAAATCATATTAGCTCTTAAATTTAAATCAGTTGCATTGTGTGAAATTGATGTTATTTTACCATTTTCATCTACGTTATATAAAGATGGATATGCGTGTACTTGAGTAAATATAAAATTATTATTAATGTAACCATACCTAGATATGTTACCAACTCTGGAAACATTTGAATAAGGTGCAGCTTCTATTCCTAGATCACTAAATAAAACAACTTCACCATCCATAAACCCACCTACTGAGCCAGTATTAGTAAAACCTAATGCCATAATTACACCTCCCTTAATAAATGTATTTCACATTTTAAATCTTTTTCTGGTTTTTTCTTAGAATACAATATAACCTTTGCAGGTTCAGTCTTAGTAACTGGATATAAAAATCTTGAATTGAATAAACTATCTTTTTCAAAAACAACAAAAGCTACCATTTTATCAGTTATTGAGCTATCTAAAAATCTATATTCATATTCGTTGCCTATTTGCTTCCAATTATCCTTATTTATAGTTATATTTTTTATACTTGTGAAAATACTAGATACTAATTCAGGGACCTTTTTATCTAAAATTTCGTACCCTTGCATCATCGTTACTATATCATAAGCATCATCATCTTCATGAATTGGTATATTAAAATTCGAAGTATACTTCATTATTTTATCACCTCATTCTCATTTATTTCATTAATTCTATATTCTTTCATTTGTTTATGTGTAATTCCTTCTATTTTAGGATCGCTGTGTATTACTTTTAAATTATTTTTTAGCATCCCATGTGTAATTAATATAAATTCAAAAGTATAACCAAGATGTGCAGGTTTTATTGTTTCTAGCATATCTTTAAAATCCCCCATATTTTTAGGAATCCCATATGCTCCTATAAATTTTACTGTAAAAGAATAACTTTCAGGATTTTCTATTATTTCTACTTCTCCACCACTAAAAGCTTCTGCTGTCTCTTTTATTAATTTTTTAGTTACAGTTCCATGACCACGTTTCTTAGCTTTAAGAATTTCTCTACGTTCTTCATAACTCTTGTTTAAATCTGTTTCTATTCCATATTCATTTTCCCATAAACTTAACCCCCATGTAGCTGTATCTATAAAGCATTGCTTAATTAGATCTTCTCTTTTCCAGTTTAATAATGCTAGTTCATATCCTACAACATCATCCCATACTTTAAATTCTTTTATCTGTCGTAAAACAGGAGGTAAATAAGCTAACAAATCTGGTCTATATAATTCTATTTCTTTATTTTTAGTTTCCAATTCTTGTCCATATTGATTTGCACCATAGTTTATAGATCCATACAATTATTACCCCTCCCTTAAAACTCCGTTAATTTTAGTCCAAACTTTATCTATTTCCCTAAGTTGACCATCAACTTTAACCCAACCATTTTCATAGTCACATTTTTTTTTATCAACTTTAATACTTAAATTTATATTGATTGGAACTTCATATTCAATTGTAATATATGGTTTTTTTAAATGATTAGAGGAATAAAATATTTTTCCATTATCATTATTTTTGTAATCGGTGCATAATATTATTACATTTTGACCGGATTGCAACGATGAAACAAGATGTTTTGCATTTAGTTTCTTCCATCCAATGCCTTTTACAGTGCGTGTTCCCCAAGAACTACTTGGTCTTCTTTTCCACTCTGGAGTATTAGACCATGTAGCTGTTTTTTCAAAATCACTATTATAAATAGAAGTATTACCAAGCTTAATGCCATAATCAACATTGCTATCTTCTTCATACCACAAGTATATGTTTAAGTTAGCACTTATTATATTTGCATTTAATGGTAAATCTTTTAAATTAAATCTGATGTAAGAAACAGCTTGGCCTATTGAATTATTACATACTTCTAAATTATTTTCGTTATGATAATTTGTATTCGGTGAATGACTTAAAATATATGTGCTATTTGTTGCATAGATTTTTTTTATATTCATAATATCACCTCTATTTATACTTAATCCATATCTCACCATCATTCATAGCATTAACATTTGCATCGTTAGGTGATAAAATTATATTTCTAATTTGAGATACTGTATATGAGGTATTAGGGTAGGCTTTAGCAATTCCAGTAAAGGTATCTCCTGTTTTACTTATTTTTTTGTTTAGATCCGGTTTATTTTCTATATTCATCCAATCTACACTCTCTGCCACCTCTGCAATATCAACTTTGCCATTTTGGTTTTTATCATATTTTTTTGTATGCATATCTCCTTGTCCAGTATTGCTTAAATCATCTTGTGTTATATATTTTTTATCATTTTCAAGTTGTGAAATCTTAGTTGGTATACTGTTTATATCTGCTTTATCATTCCAGTTATCAATTAATCCTTGTGTTATCTTATCTAATATAGATTTATTGCTATGATCATGCCTTTTATTATAAGCTTCATTAAAGTTAGTTTTTTCAGTGTCATTTATAAATCTTCTATTTTTATTTTCAATTATCATATCAGCAGAATGACTAGCTGGATGTATATATTTATTAGCATTTTCCTCTATTCCTGCAAGTTTTGCTTTTTCAGCACTTGTATAGTTCTCTGTAGAAAGTCCTTTACCTTCAATCTTATCAACTTTGTTTGCAAGTTCCTTAGTTATGGTTCCAGCAAAGTCAGGATCATTGTTTAAAGCATTAGCAATTTCAGATAAAGTATCTAGTGCCTCTGGAGCAGTACCTATTATATTTTTTATTTTTTCTAATACTTCTTCTTTTGTAAAAACTTGCTCTTTTAAATATCTTTTATTTAGCTCAGTATCTACATATGTTTTATCAGATTTTTTATTTTCTAAATTTCCTGCTCTAACTTTTAAATTACATATTTCTAAATTATTACTAGCCTTATATTTTTCTACTTCTATCTGAGTATTTACTATGCTTTCTTGTACTTTATTAATATCATCTGCTTCTACTGTGTCACCTGGGGTTTCATAAGTTATATAGCACTTATCTACTTTAGCAAAGATTTTTATTTCCTTTTTCCATGGAGTTAAACTTGGAGTAGATAAAATGAAGTTTTCTATCTTATTTCCTGTTAGTTTTGGGCCAGTATAAACCCTTACGCTAGTGTTGCTTATATTATCATGCTGCAATTCTCCTTCATAAACTCCATCTTTAAGCTCTACTTCTTCCTCAATTACATAAGTGTTCCCATCAATCTTATTTAGTTTTTCTGTAAATTTATCTATACTTATCACACCTCCAATTCCACATTGTCCAATATCGGTATTTCTTCATCTTCTAAGCTTATATTTGCTGTAGAATTATTTATTTTTAAATTACTATAGTCTAGTACTCCTGGAGTATTTAGGATAATATTACCTATCCTTGCTATACTAATGTAAGAAATTTCAAACCCTATTTCTTTTAAATAATTATCTAATAAATTGCTTAACTCACTTTGTATACTTCCTATATTAAAACCATTTGCCAATGTTATCTTTGCAATTATATTTATAGACTTTTCTTTAGCACTAACAACTGTAACAGTTGCTCCAATTGGTCTTTGTTCTTCTATATACTTAAATACTTTATCTATTAATTCTTTACTTGCACTATGCTTGTTTGAATCTATAATTACTACTTTTACTGTTCCATTACCATCCCACAAAGGAAATACTTTTGCATCTCCAACTCCTGGAACTTCTAATGCCCACAATTTATAATGATACTTATTTCCAGAAGTGGCTGGTGTAGTTACTTTTATCTTATATCTTTTATATAGATCCTCTATACTTTCAATGTTTATTCCACTATTTATATCACTTTTATTTGTAACTTTAGTAATATTAATTAACTGTATAGGCATTTCAGTTATTGTATTAGCTTTTACATTATATCTACTTCCAATTTCAATAGCTTCAATTTTTACATCAACTTCACCAATTTCTCTAATAGTAGCATTTTCAATAGTTTTAAATTGCAACTGATTTTTTGTTTGTATTAGTGTTCCTTTTTGTATTATTGTATCTTTAGCACCGTAAAAAGTTGATGTACCAGTAGCTTTTGTACCTTCTTTTCTATAGATGCCTATTTCAGCAGCTCTTTTTATAACTTCTTCTTCAAAACCATTCATAAAAGCACTATCTATAAAAACTTTGTTTAATATCTCTTCTAAATCTTCTCTAGTATCCTCCAATTCGTATGCAGTAGGTGCTAAAGTATCATGTAGTAAAGTACCTTCCATTGTAGATACATCATTCTCAACATAGTTTTTCATACGCTTCAAAATATCATCTGCATTTTCTTTATACACTAGCTTCCACCTCCCCATATATTGTTTTCGTTTTTACATTTATAGTTAATTTACTACCTTCAAAATCTACATTTATATTTTCTATACTTTTAATATAAGGATTAGCTAATAAACATTCTTCTAAATATCTACTAACTTCACTATCTACAAGTTTTTTAGAATAGCCTTTCCCTATAAGGGTTTCTAATTCATTTCCATAGTTATTACTATATATTTTATATTTATTTTTACTAGTCTTTAATACCTTCCATATCCATATTTTTAGTGCTTCATTTTTTTCAACTATTATATTTTCTCCATGGTCATTAGTAATAAGTTGTCTTGAAGAAAAATTTATTTTATATTCTCGGAAAACAGGTAATTCTTCTTTTATATTTTCTATTTCTCTTTCTTCTTCAATATTTATATCAGCATTGGCTGGGAATATACTCAAATCTACACCACCTTTGCTAAAACAATATATGTTTGATTCTTTTCTATCGGTATAGTTGCCACTAGATCATTTATATTTAATTCTTTTATATCTACATTTACCAGCATATTTTCTCTATGAAGTATTAAATCCTTAACCTTAATTTTCAAAGGGTTAGATGATAAAACAACTCCCATTCCTAATGGTGGGGGATTATTTTCAGCACCTTCTTTTTGCATTATTCGAATTAATTCTGCATATGGATTATTTCCTATTTTTCTTCACCTTCTTTTTAGCTAACCTTTGCTTTTTCTTAGCTTCTCTTATAGCTTGTTTTTTCATTTTAGTATCAAATTTTAATGTATCATCTGATTCTTTAGTATCCATTTTGTTAATATAAGATAACTCTAATTGTGTTGTAAATGTACCAGTTTCCATATCCCATGTATGTGTATCAGAAGTAATATACATAAGTGCATTTTTCAATGTACTTATGTATGGTATTTGTACATTAACTGCATATCCTGTTCTATAATTATAATCTCCTAAAACCCCTACACTAACATCTTTATCTATTCCATGTAACATATTTCTAGCAACTATATTCGGGTCCTTATCCTGTTCTTTAACATAGTTATCTTGTAATATTCCATAAGTTTTTATATCTGTTGTATTTTCAATTTTAGATAAGTATTTGTTTTTATCATCATACACTTTAACTCTGTTTATCATGTTGCCCATAGAATCTTTATATTCAAAAGACAGTAAATTCCCATCTCCAGTAAATACATCCCTAGCTGGCTTGATTATTTTACTAGTTAATTTAGAACCCATTTCTATTACATTAACTTTAGTATTAGACATTACAATAAAATATTGTTTCCCAGTTTGTTTACTCACTTGTGTATATAATTCTTGGATTGCATCATATACACTTTTTTGTGCTATTAACCATCTTAATTTTATATTGCTACTAGCGATATTACCCGTTTGAACCCCTATTTCTCCTAGTATTTGTTTAACTGCTCTGTCTGCTGTTGTATTAGAAAAATTATAAGTAACTTTATTCTTAGTTAAATAGAAAGCATAATCAAATGCAGTAAAATTTAAAGTATCATCACTATTTATGCTTCTGTCTATTAAAATTCCCTTAAAAATCTCTTTATTATCTAATGTTGCCAATACTTTTGTCGCTACTCCAATTTGTTGTTTGATTTGATATGGATCATTTAATGGGTACATAATAGTACATTCTAATTTTCTACTAACTTCTGCTATGCTTCTACTAATTGTTATATTCTTACAAAATTCTGTTATTTCTGTTGTTTTACCATTATAATTTTTAAATATTCTAATCAAAGTACCACCAACTTTTTTTGCCCTACGACTTTATGCTCCTTAAAACTTATACTAAAGTAAATATCTCCACTTCCATCCTTTTCTCCCCATGTAAATTCTTCTATTGTGCAAGCACTATTAAGTCTTGTGCCAGTAGCTATAAATCTGCATACCTGTTTACTATATTTAATACTATCTATTATCTTGCAATAATCATATGGATTAGACTTCCTAGAACACTGTAAAAAAGAATAATCTTTAGAAGGGAAAAAACCTGATACACTCCATTCTCTTAATCTATTCTCACCTGGCAATGATAACTCTCCGAAATTAAGCAAATTAACTGTTTTAGTCATAGTTCCGAAACTTACCTCGAATTCTGAAAAAGGTACTGGAAATTGAAAGGTCTCTATTTTATTTTTAAGCCAAAACTCCATATAAAACCTCCTAATAATAAAAGGCACTTAATTTAATAAGTACCTTTATGCCATATTTAGACTTTGTATTTTTAATTTCTGTACTATAGCATTTGCTATTGCGTCTATGTCAGACTCATTTCTTACATGCACATCTCCAAAAGTTATTGTTACACTTCCACCATTACCAACCATTCTCATACTATCTTTATTATCGTGTACTTTACTACCAGATGGCATTTCCACAATCTCTGGTCCATGTTCTCCTACTACAGATAGTCCGCCACCCCAATAAGGAGTACCAAGTGCATTTTTACCTTTTACACCACTTAAATCTCCATTTTTAATTAAAGATATAGTCCCTTGTATTGGATGCTTCATCCATTCTTTTATGCTACCCCATGTTTCTTTAATAGCTTGTGCAAACTCTGCACATTTCTCTTTTACACTATTAAATGTTTCTTTTATGCTATCTATTTTTCCTTTTACATAATCCACTACAGCTTGTGTCTTATCCTGTATTCCACCCCAGTTCTTTACCCAAGCCTTATGAAGTAAAATAGCTACCCCTATTATAGCTCCTATAGCTAACACAATCCAACCAACTGGTGTTGCAACAAAGGCTGCATTTAATGCCCATTGTGCCGCAGTTAATAACTTAGTAACTGCGGTTAATCCAATTACAGCTGCTTTATGTGCTATAAGTTTAATAGTATGTGCTACTACAACTCCTTTTTGGATTATCCATGCAGAAGTTTGTGCTACAATAGCTCCAACAGCTTTCCAACCTTTTGCAGCATAAGAAACTATAGCTATTATTAAATCACCTGTTATTTTTGCAGCAGTTATAATTACTTGAGTTCCTAAATCAACAAGTTTGCTAATTAAGTTTATTGTTATTTTTGCTCCTGTTTTTACTGCTTCTACTCCTAATTTTATAATAGATCCTATTAAAGTTATAAGAGATTCTGCTCCCGTTATAAGTGCATTTATTCCAAGTTCTATAATTTTAGGTATTAAACTACCAGCTATTTTTATTCCAGCTTTAACTGCTTGTATACCAGTTTTTATTAATGCAGGTGCAAATATAACTCCTAAAATTTTTGCTACACTTTTTATAGCAGGTTCAGCTTTTTTTAATGCTTCTTTGAATTTCTCAATTTTTTTCTTAGCAACTTCAAAAGATTTATGAACCTTATCTAAAGCATTATTTTTTAATTCGATTAGTTTTTCTTTAACTTCTTTAGCAGTTTTACATATTTTATCCCAATTTTTAATAACTAAAGCTGTAGTCGTTACTATGGCAATTAATGCTATTACCACTAAATGTCCTGGGCTAGTTAACCAAGACATTATACCTCCAGCTTTTTTAATACTACTAGATAATTTATTAATTCCAGTAATAGTTTTACTTATACTTGTTGTTATTTTTCCTATTACAAAAATAACAGGTCCTATAGCGATAGCTAACATAGCAAATTTAATTATAGATTCCTTTTGAGCTTTAGATAACTTATCAAATTTATTCACTGCTTTAGTTATTATATCACTTGCCTGTGTAACTATTGGTAACAATACAACCCCTAATTCTGTTAAACTAACTCTAAGATTATTTATAGCTACATTAAATTTGTCTTTTGTTGTGTCACTAACTTTTTTTAATGCCTTATCTGTTGCTCCTGTTGCATTTTTCATTTCTTTTGTTTTTCTTATTAAATCAGAGTAGTTTGCACCAGTTAATGCCGTTAGTGCAGTTATAGCTTCTGTACTGGAAAACAATTTAGCCATCTTATCAGATTGTCCACCAGTTTCTTTCTTTAGAATTGCTAATGTTCCAGCTAATCCTTTCGCTTTTATCATAGCTTCACCATTTTTAAAACCATATTTTTTTAATAGTTCGGTCATATCTTTAGTTGGTCTCATTAAATTGCTAAAGATAGCTTTCATTTGAGTGCTTACTTCACTTGTATTTCCTGTAACTCCCGTTAAGGTTGCCATTGTTCCAAATAACTCCTCATAGCTAAAATTTAAGTTTTTAGCAAGGGGAAAAAGAGGTTGCATTGATTTAGCCATTTCTGGAAAAGTGGTTACCCCTAATTTTGCAGTTTGGAATGCCAAATCTGATATTTTTTTAGCTGTTGCATCATTTATAGAACCATAACCCTTCATTGCAGCACTTATAAGTGCAACTGAATCATTAACTTCTGCTCTTCCAGCTTTAGCTGAATTAGCCATAGTTTTAAATATAGCTTGTGTTTCTTTTCCACCATCACCTAAAGAAGATACCGCAGTATACATACCCTCACTCACTGTTTTTAAATTCATGCCCGTTGATTTAGATATATTTAATACTTGTTGTTCGTATCCTTTTAAATGTGAATGATTATCTAAAAGAGTGTCTATATCAGCTATGCTTTCTTTAAAATCCATAGCTGATTTGGTTGCTAAAGTACCAATAGCCGCAAGTGGTGCAGTAACATGAGTAATAAAATTTTTCCCTATATTTTCTGTACTCTTGCCAACCTTCCTCATATCATTGGCAATATATTTAGATCTCCTCTGAAAATCATTTAAGCTTTGATTAATATTTCTTAACTGTCCAGAGAATTGATCTCTAAGCATTAAAACTGCATCTATAACGTGAGCCATGTATTACCTCCTTTCTTAGATAATAAGAAAAAGCACCTACAATAAGTAAGTGCTTAGCTTTCCCTATTCCATTTTCCGTTATTATAAGTATATTTAACAAAATCATGCGGTTGTTCTTGTATTATAGTTAAATACATATCTTTATATTTATTTACGAATTCTTGTTCAACTAATTTAGTAATAGCATTAACTACGCCTTCTCTTAACATTTCATCTTTATATGCTATATCTATTTTTAGAGTTGCATTATCATCTTTAACTGTCTCTGTGCATTTAGCATAATCCAAATCTAAAGAAGGCATATTATGCTTTAATTTCTTAGTTAACTTAGATGAATCTATTTCAGTGACCGTTTCCTCGCTATCTCCTCCGCAACCAATTAATGCAAATATAAATACACAACTTAATAATATACTTAAAAATTTCTTCATGTATAATTACCTCCCCTTCTAAGGTATATTATACAAAACTTTCTTATTCTTTTCTATCTTCTATTTCCTGCATTGCAAAAGCATGTAGTATTTTCTTTTCTCCAATTCCCATAGAATAAAAAGAAGATGGTGTAATATTCTTATGTTTAAATAAATAATACATAAGACTTACTTCTCCATCTTCTTTTATAAGTTTTTTATTTCTTCTTCCTCTTCTTCATCCTGTTCATAGCCATTTAATTCATTTATTGTGTTATATAACTCGTCTATTTCTCCAGCTAATAGTAATTTATTAATTAATTCTTTTGGAGTAGGAGCATTAAAATGTTCTAGTAAATCTTTATTTCTAAATGTGTCCGAGCAACCTTCCATAACTGTAAGTACTTTATTCTTCCCCATGTTGGTACCTTGGATATTTCCCTTTTTAGATATTTCTATTAAGTTATCCTGTATCTTGGCCATCTTTTCTGGACTTACTGCTTTACATAAAAATGTAACTTTTGCTCCTCCTAATTTACCTAGCTTTAATGTAACTTCCTTATTAGGCATTTCTAATCTTCCAGCATCTAAAGCTAATAATTTTTCTACTGTATTCATATTATTTTTCCTCCATTATACTAAATACTTTTCTAGTTAAATCACTTTTTACTTCCGTAGGTACTCTATTGTCTGTTAATAATGATTTTATACAATTAATTAAACCTAAAAATTTATCTGTATCTGTTAAACTTATTTCAATCCCTGTTTTCATATTATTACCTCACTTTATTATTTTTTATATTGAATCTAACACTTCGTAATCAGAAAAACTAAATGGAACACTTTCTTCTCCATTTTTCTTCCCTTCCCAATCTGCCAATGTCAGCTCTTCAAATGTTGCATCCTTAATACATACTCTTTCAACTCCAAGTGCATCTGGATCAGATAATTTACTTATTATAGTAACCTTAGTTTGTTTGCCTTTTTTAATGTTATCAGCCATTAATTTAATAAACATACTATCTACTTTATTAAGTTTTAAAGTTCCTTTTCCCTCATATCCAATTACTTTAGTATGCTTTGCTAATGTCCCTAACATATTTACATCTGCAGTTTTTAAAGAAATTTTCGCCTGAAATGCTGTAGCGTTAGCTAGTAACTCCCCATTTATCCAAAGCTCCGCCCAGGTACCATTTATAACATTTTCCTCTGCGTAATGTCCAGCCATTTAATCACTTCCTTTACATTTACATTTCAAATTGTATTTCTAAATCTTCCATAGCATCTAAAATTCTTATTTTCCCTTTTAGAAATACATTAGATCCAGTACTTAATTCTTCTAATTCTTTTTTATTTAATTTAGATACGTCTACTTGTTTTTTAGTCCAATATTTTTTTATAGCATCTACATTTATAGATATGTTATTTTGTCTTTTTGCTAAAATACCTTCCTGCTCTAATCCTTCTAAATAGCCATTAACCGCCACTACGAAATTAACTTGATTATCATATCCATTGCCATATTTACTCACATAATCATCTTCAAAAGTTTTTCTAATATCCCTATCTATTAAATCCATAGTAGATACGATTTTTATTTTTTTATATTCTTCTCCCTTACCTTCTATAGTAGAAGTTAGACTGTTTACCGCCCTTCCTATCTTGCATTTTTCACCATCATTAATAAGCACTAATTCTCCATTATTTATCTTCTTATCAATCTCACTTTTTCTTAAATGCGGTACGTCTGTAACTTCATTTAAGACATAATAAGTTGCACTTATGTTTAATGGTGTTCCAGCAAAAATACCTGCCAATCTAGAACAGTATTGAGTATTTGTATACTCTTTTTCTCCTACTTGTATTGGTGTAGTTGTAAAGTTAATTATTCCTTCATTATCTGCTTTTCCATTTGGCAATACTGCTTGAACTTTTATATTATCTTCTCTAAGTCCTTTTATCCAAGTTGCTACCTTATCTACCTCCCCTTCTTGGATACATGGTATAGCTATATAATCCCATACCTCTGCTTCCATAACATTTAAAGCATCTTCTAATACTCCTTCTTCTCCAAGGCAATAAAAAATGACCTTCTTAGGTGTTTTATACCCACCCTTAAAAGCCAGTTCTATTTGCTCTTTATTTTCTGTACTTAATTCCTTTGGTGTATCTTTTACACTTTCTAATGTAATTACTTTATCTATAACTTTCTTATCTTTAAGTACTAATGCTACTGTACCTTTTGAACCACGTTCTATTGCACTTTTAGCTAAAGATTTAAAGACAATATCTATATTAGGTAATCCCATGTAATCACTCCATTTCTAATTTCAATTTTGTTGCTTTTGTTGTATTTTCTTTTCTAGGTAATGCATCTAACCAGCTAAGGTTGAACCTAAAACTTAGTACACCATCTATATCCTCGTTACGGACATTCCTAGGCACTAGTTTTCTATCCTTAATATTTATATAAGGAAATACTTTTTTCTTTAGTATTTCAGCCATTTTAAGGTTGTCAATTTGCTTTTGGCTTTTAGAAAAATAATTTATTTCTATCATATAACTATTTTCTAAAATGCTACCTTTTAATAAATCTGTTCCCCCTATAGGCAGAATCTGCACAAAAAAACAAGGTCTTTTAAAACCTTCTTTGTATCCATTATCAACTGTTTTAATTCCTGTATCTTTTAATAGATCGTTTATAGTTTCCTTTATATCTAACATATCAATCAATTGTATCACCTTACTTCCAAAGCATAAAAGATTCATCTCTAAGTCTTCAATTCAGTTCTTCAATTCTTACTTATAATATTTTTTAAAGTTGATAATTGACCATCTAAAGTTAAATTAGCAACTTTTCTTGCTTCATCAATATACTTTTTTGTATACTCAAAATCCTCTTCTAAGCCATCGTAACCAACACATTTATATGAGCTACATAAAATATTTTGTAGCAATATCGGTAGATCACAATAAATTAACTTCATAGTTTCTCTGTAATTATTATTTTGATAATCTTCCATATTCTCACCTACCTTAAAATTTTCTTAACCATCTTTTCTAGCATTTTAGGGAATTCTTCTTCCATTTCTTCCATAGATCTTTCTACCATGTGCTTACCTTCATACCACCCTTTTTCTATGCCCCCAGGTGTTACTATTCTATGTCCCTTTTCCTCAAGATGGAAATGTGGGGCTGTATTTGTCATCTTAATGTTCATTCCATTTCTTTCATACTCTATAGGTAAAACTTTATAACTATTCCTTATATGTTTCTTTCCTTTATCATTATAAGATGTTTTTTCTTTAGATAATTTCTTAGTTTTATTCATACCTTTTTTTAAAGCTTTTTCACTTAATTCAGGTACCCTTTTTTCAGCTTCTTTTAATTCGTTCATTGTTTCTTCTAATCCATCAAATTTAAAATCAACTGTATGTTCACCACTCATTTTCTTCACCTTCATAAGTTTCGTTTTCGGATACTTTTTCTTCTGCAAATAGAGTAAGATATTGACCATTCATATCCTTGCCTAATATATCCTTAATATTAAAAATAGTATCTTTATATTTAACAAACATACTTTGGTCTATATCTTTTATATACCTAATAATAATCTTATAAATTAATCTTTGCTGTAATTTTTTATTTTCTAAGTATTCTCCACCTTTGTCTAAGCTAGTTATAAATGCCCATACTTTTTTAGTAGGTACTAGCTTTAATTCTATGTCTCCTACTTCATTTTCTACATCTTTATATTCCATAATACTAACTCTTTTATTTAATGCTCCTGCATCCATATTATCACCTACCTACAATACTGAATTTGGGTTAATAAACTTCTTACTGTATATCTAGCCTTTTCACTTGTTTTCATGTTCATAGAACGATTATCGTACCAATCACTTATTAGAACTAAGGCTAATAATTTAGCTTTTTCTTTAGTTCTATCGCTCATTTCATCTATAGATTTACTAGCATCTTCTATATATAATTCTGCATTTCTTATTAATAGTTTTAATGTATTATCTTCTTCTTCTGTATCAATTCTTACATATTCTTTAACTTCTTCTAATGTTAAAATCATAATATCACCTACTTTTTAGTAGACTTTTCTGCGTAACCAAAATTAATAAGTTTTTCAGATAATTCCTTTGGTAACTCTCGAATTTCATCTTTTTTAAAATCTTCATATCCTATCCCAGTACAATTTATTAGTGCTATTACTTTCATTTTATCACCCCTATAATAAAAAATAAGAGGGAATAAATCCTCTTATTTTATTGTTAATTGACCATAAACAAACGCTTCACCATCTCTTGTTTTAACTTCTTCTCTTTCTATAGCTCTAAATAATGTTACATCTGTTAAGTAAGCATCTCCAGCAACATCACTCGCCATAACGGATAATGTTTCTCTGTCAAACATTACAACTGCTTCTTTTAAATCTCCAATTATAACTGGTGCTTTAGTACCATCTGTTGTGTCAGATGGTAAATCTTTATTTGAAATGACGATAATTGGCACACCAAATAATTGTTTACCACTTGGAGCGGTAATTGAAGGTTGTAATAAGTAATCGCCGTCAGTATCTTTTAATTTATCTAAGTAATTATATCCATCTTGATTAGTTACTATTGAGCTTGTATATCTAAATGCAGGATCTAATTGAACATTTAAAACATCTTTAATATCATCAATTTTAGCTATTGCAGTTTTAGGCTTTTTATTTAATTCAGCTAATATTAATTTGTTTCTTGTAACTCTACTTTCATCACCAATCCATTTTATTAGTGCACCTCTTATAGCTTGGTCGTTATCTTTTAGCAATTCATTTGTAACCTTAAAAAATCCAGCATATTTTTTAACTGAATAAGGTAATTGAGTAAATTTAGGAGTTGCGTTCTCCTTTATCTCTCCACTTTCAGCAACCTCAGCAAAACCTGTCTGTTGACTTCTTGACTTGAATACTCTTGAACCACTTAGAGTTTGAACTGGCTCAACTGTAATTAAGTTTTGAAGTGCATCTTTAGACTGTCTTAATTCATTAATAGCCGTGCTTATATCTTGTGGTACTATATAACCACCATCTCCGGCACTTCCTTCACTCATAGAGTTTTTGAACTTAGTTCTTAAACCATTAATAAATTCTTTAGTATAATCATTTTCTACTGGGGTTGGTTCTTTAGGTACTTTATTCTCCACTTTTTCCTTTTCTTCTTGCTCTAGTTTTTCTTGCATTACTATTTTAGCCTGTAAAATTTCAATTGCTTCATTTTTAGCTTTTATATCCTCTAATTTAGCTTCCTTATTTTCTAATAAAGCTTTTGCTTCATTCTTTAAAATTTCTAATTCTTGTTTCATTTCTATACTTTTTAACATATTATAAATTCCTCCCTTAAAATAAAAATAACTACATATTTAAATGTAGTTGTAATTTTGCTTTTTCTAATTCTAAATCATTGTTTATATTTTCTTGTGGTAACTCATTTTTTAATTTATCTCGCATTTTATTAATAACTTCTTGTGGTAACATTCCACTATTAATACTAGCCACAAGTTTAACCCCATCTGTAAACATAATTTCATCTACAAATTTATTATCTAATGCATTTTGAGGTGTTAACCACGTTTCTTTATTCATCATATCAAGTAATTCTTCACTTGATAAGCCTGTTTTCAACTTATAGGCATTTGATATTGTAATGTTAACATTTTTCAATATCTCTGAACCTTTTTCCATATTCCTATAATCTCCACTAAAACAACCACTAGCATTATGAATCATAATTTGCCCAGTTGGTGAAATTAAAACTTTATCCCCAGCCATAGCAATTACTGAAGCTGCACTTGCTGCTAAACCTACTATTTTTACAGTTACATTACCTTTATAATCTTTTAGCAAAGTATAAATTTCACTTCCAGCAAAAACCGAACCCCCGCCAGAGTTGATTTCAACTTCTAAGCCCTCATTATTTTTTGAATTAGATAATTCATTTTGTACTTTTTTAGGACTTGTAGCATCTATCCCAAACCAATCATATATCCATTGGTCATCACTATCTATAATAGGACCTTTAACATTTATTTTCATACTGTGTTACCTCCTTTCTTGTATTGTTCTCCAGCCATTTCTATAGGCATGTAGTTACCATTTACAAGTAATGCATCACCTCCCTGGGCGGTTGGCATATCCAAATAGTTTCTTGCTTCATTAGGAGTATATATACCATTATTCACGGCTTTTGCTAAACTTTCCATTTGAGTTTTCATATCAGCTCTTAAAATTGCATTTACGTTAAATTTAAAAAAGTAACCATTGTTAATTAACTGGCTACTTAATATCTTATAGGTTATTTCTTCTTCGTAATGTTTTAAAATATATAATAATGTATCTGTGTAAAATGCTAAGTTCTGACTTTCTGCACTCGCATAACTAGACTTCTCAAAGTCGTTTATCTGTGATGGCATAATACCAAATGCACTTGCTATTTGTAAAGCACTATATTTTTTCAATTCAAAAAACTGACTATCGGTTAGCTTTAGGTCTAATGGCACAAGTCTCATTCCAAGTGGTACTGGTATAATCTTGCCGGCATTAGTTGAGCCAGTAGCATATCCTTCAAAACCTTTTACAAGTCTAGTTTTAGCAGTATCATCTAAATCACCCGTGTACTCCAACACCGCTTTAGCAGTTAAGCCATTCTTATACAAGTTATTCATAAAATTTTGACTTTCTAAGCTTCCTTCAATAGTAGTAGCTAATATTTCTCTTACTGATTTTCCAATAATCCCATCAAAAGTTGTACTAGTTTTAAAGTGCATAACTTCTTTATTATTAAAAGTATATGTTTTACCATTTTTTCTATCTTGATATTTATACCATATACTATCCTTAGTACCTAAAACACCTTTATTATCTATAACTACAATAACATCTGAACTAGGCATTATCCATAAATCTTGTAGTTTAGGTCCTGAATATCTACACCAAACATAAGCATTACCATAATGTAACCTATTCATTTCAACCGTGCTCCAAAATGTTGCAGCAGTCATGTATGGATTAGGTCTACTTTTTAAGACATTATATAAGTTTGTTTTATCTGATTTTACTATGCCTTTATTAGTATTTTGATACATCTTTAATGTAAGTTTACCAACACTTTCACTTAACTTTTTTATACACGCAAAATAAGTAGCATCTGATAATTTATCTTTATTTGTTAAAGGATCTATACCTAACCACTCTAACAATTTTGGATTATTTAAATTTACAGTTTCATTTTTAAATTTAGATTTTACCCAATTGAATAATTTCAAATTCTCACCTCCTACCACCCCATCATATTTAGATAATCCTCTGTAACTTCATTTATATCAATTTTATTATCTAATAAATACAGTTGACTATAACAAAATGTACTAGCAACTAATAAGTCAATTCTTTGCTTATTTTTATTTTCTTTATCAAGCATAATGTCTTCTGCTTTACCTTTATTAGTAGTAGCACAACTTACACACCAATCAAGTAATTTATTTTTTTGGTATACTATCTTACCTTCATATACATCATCACGAAAACTCTTTGTAGGCGCACTTAAATTAGTATAAGTTTGTTTTAACAGTATAACTTCATAGTCACTTGATAGGCTCTCCATCATCTGTAAAGCATTATATGGGTCACTAACAATACATTTAATCTTACAGTTATAAGTGCTTTCAATACTTCTTATATATTCCTCTATCTTAGTATAGTTGATTATATATCCATCATGTATTTCACAATAACCTAACCTTTCATATAATCTATAATCTATTTTTTCACGCCTTTTACTTAAAGTTTCTGACGGTAAAAAACCTTTGGAATGTAAATAATACTTTCCTTCTTCCTTACACATTATAGATACTGCAGTTAAGTCTGTCGTAATAGACAAGTCCACTCCAACTACAACTTCTTTACCATTAAAATCTATTTTATCAACTTCACATTTCTTCCATTCTTCAATATTAAGATATTTTTCTTCACTATTTTCTTGTGTAAATACATTACAAGTCTTAGTTATAAATTCTTCTTTAAGATTATCCTGTACTAGTGCCTTTGCTCTATCTTCTCTCATTATTTTATAATTTTCTTCTAATTGTAAAGGATTCGCTTGATATAATCCTTTATCATTCCAAATGTTTTCTTTATCTGCATAATATATAAGAGCAAACATTCTTTCATTATCTACTACACAGTTATAAACTTTTCTAATATAGTCTAAATCCTCTTCCATAATTGAATTATTTATAGCATAAGCTGTTGTAGTTCTAAAAACTAAAGGATTTATTACGTTCTTTTGACCAGACTTCATAGCGTTAAAGTTATCAGCATTTTGGAAATTACCATGTTCATCTGATACAAATGCACTCGGTCTAATAGAGTTGTTTTTTCCTGCTTCTGCAACTCTAGGCTCAAAAAAACTATTGGTTAACTTACAAGTAATTCTTCCTGTTTTAGTAGTTGATATGTTAAAATGCTTTTTAATAAGTAGACTAGCATTAATAATTTGCTCCATGATTTTCTTAATCTCTGCTGCAAGTTCTTTAGTTAAACATATTGAATAAAATTCACTATATTGTTGCTCTGTAAGTAGCAATAGTATAAATACTAATCCTATTAATGCTGTTTTACCATTCTTTCTAGCAATAAATAAAGTTACATCATTGTATCTAAACTTAGCTTTATTATTTTTATGTCGCCATCCAAAAATATTGCAAATAAAAAAGCACTGGAACGAGTCCAAATGCTCTAACACTTCATTATTCGCTAAATACCCAGTAGCAAAATTCATTAATTTTAATAAATCATTTATCTTAGATAATTCCTCAATATCTATATAGAATTCAAAACTTTCCTCATGTTGCCTTTTATAATAATCCTGAATAAAAATAGCACACTGTTTTTTTACTTCCCATGTAGTAATCCCCCTACCTTCTACTACATCAGTAGCGTATTTAATAGCACGATCCAAAAGTATCACTTACTACCACCACGCAATACCTGGAGTAATACATCTTCTCGCTGTTCTTTAGCTTGTAGATTGATGTTACCTAATTTTGCACGCGATTGAGGACTTAACGACAACTCGTTGCAACACCTGAAAAAGTCTTTAGTGTATTTATCTTTTGCACTCATTAAATCCTTATCTAATAACCTTTCAATATCCTTATTAATTAACTTTTCAATTTCCTGTAATCTATCTATCGATATAGAACAAGTTCCTAAAATATAAATGTCTAAATTCCCAAGTATTCCACTTACTTCAAGCTCATGTACTATATATTTAAATATTTTTTTTTGCCTAACGTTTAAGTGTGAAGGTGGGGAAATTTTATCAACTCCACCTTTTAATCTTTCTTCTGTTTCTAGTCTACTTTCTTTTTCTTCTTTTGTTAGATTTTTACTCATTGTTTTAACTGATTTTGAAGGTCTCGCCATTTTCCTCACCTCCTATAATTTTCATTTAGGGAATTTTGTTTAACCGAGAGTGCACCAGGGACTTCCTTCTGTTACTTAAAACTTTCTAGATACCCCCCTCTCAATTAACTTTTCCAACTCCTTCTGTATATCCAATTTATTATTTTTATATTCCTCATGTACCTTCTGGTGACAACTTTCACATAAAGAAATGAGATTGCCAGGGTCTAATCTCTTATCCCAACAATCTTTCAACTCTTCTATATGATGTACTGTATCCATGTAAGTTATATTACATTTGCTCAAACACAACTTACATAAACCTCTATCTCTTTGCTTTACTGTATCCCTTATTATTGTCCATTCCTTACTAACATAAAATCTCTGTTCTTTCTTATCTTTCCTATTCTTTTTATAATGTCTATATCTTTCTCTATTTTGTTCTTCAAATTTCTTACTACAATCATTGCAATATTTCTGTGTGTAATCTAGTACTTTTCCACATCTGCATAACTTGTATAGCAATCAATCACCTTCTTTCATTTAAATAGAAATATAAAAATTAAAATTATTTCTAACATTCTTCCTTAATTACTTGACACGTATATATAGCACGTGTTATAATATAATTGTAAGGAGGAAGGGGATGAATTCAAAGGAAATAATTAAAATTATTACAAAAGATGGTTGGTTTGAAGTAAGACAACGAGGCTCACACAAACAATTTAAACATCAAATTAAACAAGGTACAGTAACAATACCTTATCACAATAAGGACTTGGACATAAAAACTTTAAACTCAATCCTAAAACAAGCAGGGCTTAAATAGCCCTCCTTGTTACAAGGATTTAATATATAAAATAAAAATTAAAAGGAGGTTTCTATATTGGATAAATATATTTTCTCTGCTATATTTGAACCTGGTGAAACTAAAGGTTATTGTGTAACCTTCCCTGATTTACCTGGATGTATAACAGAAGGTGATACTTTAGAAGAATCTTTGTTAATGGCAAAAGAAGCATTAGAATTACATCTATACGGACTTGAGGAGGATAATGGCGATATTCCTCTAGCAACTTTACCAGAAAAAATAAATTCTCCTGATAGTTCTTTTATAGTACCTATAGAGGTTTATATGCCTTTAGTAAGGAATGAAATGTCTAATAAGGCAATAAAAAAGACCTTAACCATTCCTTACTGGCTTAATAAAATTGCAGAAGATAAAAAAGTTAACTTCTCCCAAACACTCCAAGTAGCTTTAAAAGAACAACTCGGTGTACAGGATTATAAATAATTATTAATATAATTTAAAAGAGGTAAATTTATTTTACCTCTTTTGTTTTTGTCTAATAACTTCATTTACTTTTTTATAACTTCTTTCTTGCCCACCCTTCAACTAGTATAAGTTTATCTTTTACATTAGTTTCATATTTAGATTTTGCCATGAGCTCACCTCCTCATTGTTAATTGCTATTGTTTCTTCTTATAACAACTATTTTCAAACGGTTTGTTTTGCAATGTATCTCCAATCTCGACAATTTATCTCTGCCTTATAGCTCCTCTATGCCTTTTGTAACTATTATGCTTCATAAGCTCCATTACATCACTAAAAGAGATGTGCTCTCCCTCTCTCCTAGACTTCTTCTTTCTATTCTGTTGCTTTAATCTTTTATGTATATCTGGTTGCTGTGCCTTTATTATATTTTCTATCTTCACACCTCTCACCTTCTTTACATTTACTTATACAACTAACTAAGTTTATTGTAGATTCTGTATAATTAACGCAAAATCCGTCTGTTCCTTTTTCAAAGTGTTTACAATGCCCATTTAATCTCTTTTTCTTTTCCCTTTTAACTTTAGGTTTGATTTCCATGGTAAATATATATTTTTCTAAAAAATCTTTTAATAGCATTTTTATTTCCTCCAATAAAATAGCACCTGGAATACAGATTAAAAGCCTGCTCCAAGTGCTTTAATGTTATTACTGCGGTGCTTGTAGGCAAAGGCTTACCCTGCAACAACATTAGTATATTTCACTCTTCTTATGTTGCCTACAGATACATAAGCTTCATTGCTACTAAAATAAGCAGTTTATACACTTGCTTAGGTGTTGTGTTAATAAATGTGGCAAGTACGCACTACCTGCCTGTTACAGTAATCCCTGCTGTAACGATTCAGTTGTTTAATTTAATTAATTATATTTGTTTATGCTAATATATTATCACATCTATTCAGTAAATTCCTTGCAGTTTTGTTGCAATTTTGTTGCACGTTTTTATTTTTCATCTTTAAAATAAGTTTCAAAACCATCTTCAAGTGTATTTAAATATTTTTCTAGTTCTTCATCTGTCATGCTATCGTAATTGGGTTTATATCCAGATAGTGTTTTATATTTACTTAATTTTTTTAATAACTCTTTTCTATTCATTCTTATCACTCCTATAGATTTAACACTTTACTTATATCTTCAACTATTTTTACTCTTACTCTACTAACAGTACTCTTGTCCATATTTAAATTGAATCCTATTTTTTCTAAACTTAATTTATCCTTATATTTCATTTCTGCTATTAATCTATATTGAGTACCTAAAAGTCCAATTATATATTCCATCTCTGCATTTTCATTTTTAGTTTTCCTTATCCTTGCATGAAGTCTTAATATCAGTTTCCTGGTATATTTCCATTCTTCCATTAGTTTATCTATTTGTTTAATGGTTTCTTGTTCTGCATAACTTACTCCCAATGAAGAACTTTGAACCTTTTCTGAATAGCTTATTCCCATATTTAACTCTGTTTCTATATCTACATTGTTGTTTCTTATATCTTGCCTTAATTGTTCTTTAGTCTTTTCTAATACCATGCATCTATATTCTAGTTTTTCTATGTTCTTTAAATTATCATAATATCTATAGATCCTTCCCTCTGTTTTTCTAAAAGTTTCTTTATCTATCATTCAAGTCCTCCTCAACCTATTTAATTAATACATTCTCATACTCCAAATAATCTCAATATCGCTATACTTTTGAAATAACTTTTTAACTATATCAACTGTTAGTCCTTTTATTGGTTCGCTATTCATAAACCATCCTCTATGCATATGCGTATGCATATAGGACATACTTGCCTTTTCTCCATCTAATTTTAAAGTTAGTTTAGGACAAAATAACATTTTATTGATTAATTGCCTTTGTGTAACCTTCATTTCCATTCCTCCATTCTTATGTAATCTGGTCTATCTAGTTCTTTCTGTTTTATAGCTTGTACTTTTTTAACACTATATTTTAAACTTACTGCTGCTATAGCTATACATGTAAGCATAGATATTAATATTATTTCCATTACTACTCCTCCAATAACTCTGGGTTTTCGTATATGTTTCCTATAACTTCGCAATTTCTAACTGTGCCAATATTTAAGCAAGGAAAACTTTTAATATCTCCCTTTATAACTTTACATCTAAAACAAGCAATACTATCTTGATATATAATTTCATAGAGGTTGCTTGACCTATTAGATTTTTTAATAATATCTCCCTCATAAATCTCTTTTTCATTTTTATCTTTTAATCCTGTGTATTGCATGAACACATATCCATAATCATCTTGATTTAAAATAATATTGATTGTATCTGCTGGGTTAGTATTATATTCAATGTGTCCTGTCTGCTCTTTAGTGTATACCATCATATTCAATTCTTTATCCCAAGCTCTAAATTTAACCTCTCTATTCATTAAATTTTCCTCCCTTGTTTAATTCTCTGTTCCATCTTTAAATCTATATATCCAACACCACTCTGGAACGGACTTTTTTATATCTTCTTCAAATTTCTTACCTGGATTAGCCATAAAGTCTACCTCCCATGCAGGACCTTATAATATCCTCTTGTTTATATTTATCTACATGCTTATTTATAGATTTTGTTATTTTCCTTACTGCTACATTACCTATATCTAAAATCTCTTTTATTTCTTTTTCTGTATATTCTTCTTTAGTAAATAATTTAAATAGTTTCTTCTGGAACTGTAGCTTGTACCTTATGTCTATTTGCCTACTTTTATGTGGGCTATTGTTCCCTCTGTGATGTTCTGAACATAAATACATGATATTATATTGGTAGTGTTCTAAAGCCTTCTGTTGGCTTCTAAACACAATATGATGTTTTTCTGAATTTGGCTTTCCACATACTTTACATATCTTCATATTTTCCTCCTATGTTTTATTAATTGAGTGTCATATGAGAATATAGCTTTATAACTATACTCCCATATGACCTTATTTTTGTATTATGCTATTATTTGAATGTTTCCTAATCCTTTAAGTTGTTCTTCTAAGTAAGCTTTTATTTTTATCATAGCTTCATTTCTCCATGCTCCTCCATCTGCTTCAAATAGTGCCGCCCTTGGACCACTTTGCATTCTAAATATAAACTTTGATTCTGGTTGTTCTATTTCTGGAAAAGTTCTAAATGGTGCCAATACTACTGGATTAGGTACTTTTACTTCATTTACACTTGCCACTCCTGTTTTTATTGTTGCTGCTTGACTTACCCCATCATCACCAACTTCTTTTACTGCACTATCTTTAACACAACCTGTTACTTTAAGTAATAAACCTCTATCTTTATTTTCTGCAAATGATGATTGAAGCATTATATTGAACTGTTCTGTATCTAAAAATCTATCAAATACTATATTATTAGGTGTTAATGCTTCACATTTAATATAGTTTTCTCTATCCCTATCTCCTCTTAACTCTGAACAAAGTTCTACACAACTTGGACTTTTTACATGGACCAATAATTTTTTACTGCTCTTTGCATCAAAATTAGACTTCAAGTAATCTACTAATGCCGTTAATGTAGTTGCATTTAATTCTGATGGTTTTGGATCTCTTACTCTGTATAACTCTTTCGTTGAATATTTTTGACCATCTATTTCTATTACCTTTGTTTCTCCTAAACCTACTAAATACTCTAAAGCTTCTTTGTTTTCACTATACATAATTCATTCCTCCTAAAATTTTATTATTTAATTACTTGTAATCCAGATAAATCTTCTTTATTTTCTTCCAGCACTTCTCCAGTTTCACTATCAACTTTTAAAACCTGTTGTCCTGGTAGCTGCTTTTTAAATTCAGTTCCCAATACTTCTCCTTCTAAAGTTCTATCTATAATAATTTTTGTACTTACTGATGACTTTGGAGCCAATTTGGTCTTTGCAATAATTTCAACTTCTGTAAGTTCTCTATCTTCTCCAGTTATGAACTTCATTTCTAGAGTTAATTTTCTTTTAGTTTTATAATCTGTATTTGGATCTGCTATATTCTCTAACACCTCCTTTAAAGCTTGGTCCATTCTTTCTGCTAAAGCTCCATTAGCGAAAGTTTCTAAGTTAATCATTTTAGCCATTACTGTTCCTCCCCTATATTTTTAATATTAATACTTTCTCTTTTCTTAACCTGTTCTTTTAAGTACATCCGCCAATTTCCACCTATGGAATATATTTTAAGTACTTTCTTAATTATTTCCTCGTTCTTCATAGCTTTTATTCCTCTTCAATTCTTTCCTCTAATCTTTTGATTTTTAAATCTTTTTCAAATTTAACTTTGTCTTTTATATCAAAAGCTAATTCCATTTGCTCTAGCATTATTTTTACATCTGCTATTTCTTCAGCTATGTTAGATATATTACTTTTACCTCTTTTAAACTTGCATAGCTCTTTCTGAAGCTCTGACATTTCTTCAAACACCATGTCGATTTGAGCATATAAGCCATACTTTGATATTGCTTTTTTATAAATTTCTTTATTTGAATCTACATTTTTTATTATTTTTATTGCAGCATTTAAGGCTTTTACATCCTTTTCCCATATTGGATCACTGTCCTCGGTTATAGAATATTCACTATTTTCTTTTAAGCTTTCAAGTTGTTCTATTATTTGTTCCTTATTCATATTTACACTCTCCTATTTAAATATTCTTATTCCCCTAAATGTCATAGCCATAAATTCTTTAGATATATGTTCCTTTAATTCTTCTTTAAGTTCCTTCTTTATGTCTGCAATATCATAGCCAAGCTTTTCTGCGTCTTTTCCTATTTGTACTGTTATAGATAGTTCTGTATGCTCTATATCTTTCTTTAGCTTGTCTATCTCCTTTAAAACCATAATTCCTACTGCTACTGTAATTGTTATGTTTGTTATTAATAAAGTTGTTAACATGGTTTATTCCTCCTTATTTCCAACCTAAAAGTTTCTTTTCTAAATCATCAAATGTCATTCCTCCATCTGATCCGTCATATGTTCTTTGCTGATAGCCGTTAAAACTGTCTATCTTAGCTCCATTGTCTTTTCTTTCTACATTGCCCTTTGCTTTTTTATGTTCAATGTCCCTCTTGAATCTTTCCTCCTCTGCTTTTACTCCTTCAACAGTTTTAATATTGTTTTCTAACCAGTTTTGCAATATGCTTTTAACATACTTTATAGTCCTAACATTATTTTCTACTGCTTTTTTTAAAGCTAATAATATTACTTCCTCACTTAATCCATCTTTTTCATAACTTCTTAATACTTCTAATTCATAGCTGCTAATCATATGGAAGTTACTATTAAAAAATTCTATATAATTTGGAGTGCTGCCACTACTGTTATTATCATTATTTATATTATTATAATTATTATCATTATTGTTTGTTTCTGCTGACGTTCTGCTATCATTCTGGTTGCATTCTGTTTGCGTTCTGTTGTCATTCTGCATATTCTCGCTATCCGTTGGTATATCTGCGTTAAATCCGTTCTGTTTTTGATACCTGTCATAGTTAAGTATTATTATGGTAGTTTTCTTTTTATCTGGTTGAAACTTTATCATTCCATCTGAATCAAGCAATTTTAAGAATGTCCTTGTTTTTTCAGAACCCCATCCCCATCTTTCCATTAATTTTTTTTGTGATGTTATAAAACTGCCTCTTTCAACATTTATTAGTTCATTTCCTAATAAAATTTTTCTACTCTGATGATTGGCAAGAAGGAGAAGATCCAGCCATGCTTTTAACTTTTCTGCATCTTCCCATATCCAATGCTCTTGAATATCCCTGTATAAACTTATCCATCCTTTTTCCTTTCCTTCCGCCATAGTTTCCTCCTTAGTTATTAGAGTTCTGCTGTATGCTTATAATCTCTAATACATTCTTCACAAAGTATAGTTCCATCAATATCGTAGTATTCTTCTCCTTCACAAATATTGCAGTCGCAATTACAACAGTTATCTATTATTTGCATCTTTTCAAATTCATATCTATAGTCATACATACACTCTGGTATATTATTCATTTGCCCCACCTTCTTCTATTGAATTATCTTCATAACTTTCAAAATCAGCTTCTATATATTCTATATTTTCTTTTACTTCACCAGTTTCCATTATTTCATTTTTTATTATTCCTTGGTCAGCAGTATAAGCATTTTGCATTTCTATACTCAATATTCCCCATTTACTTAACATATTTCTTAATACTGTCTTCCTAGCCATTGCATCAAAATCTTTTTTCCAGCCAAAGTCTGATTTACTAAATTTATTTTTATGTTTAGTTATTTGTTCTTTGGTCCAGTAAGTTGATTTTTTAAATCCATTAAGTAGTTCAAAGTATCCTGCATATCCAATTACTGCATCTGATTCTTTTTTAGAGAAATCTATCTTTAATTCTTCAGTAAGTGGATTCCAATCTATTAATTCACCCTCATGGATCTCTATAACATTTATAGATTTATATTGCCCTGTTCTTAATGCTAGTTGCACATAACCCTTATATCCTAGTTGAAATTGAGCTTTATTACCATAAGGTACTACCCATGCATATCCCAAATTTTTATCTACTGGTAAATCTAAAGTTGCTGCTACCATGCAACTTGCAACTACACTCATTTGGTCGCATTTCTTTAAGTTTATATCACTATTAACCAAATTAACTATACTGCTCATGTATTGAGGAGCTCTTTGCTTTAAAACCTCTTCAAATCTTTTCTTTATTGCTGGGCTGTTCATTAAACCTTTTATTGTATTTCCTGCACTCCCTAACCCTGTCTCTTTCTTAGTGGTTAGTTGATTTTTTAAACTTTCATTTGTTGCCATATTAATTTTCCTCCTTTAAGTTTTTAATATTAAATCTTCTAAATACACTTTCCTTGCATACTTTTTTATAAATCTCTAAATATTTTTCCTTTAGAAGTTTACTATCTACTCTATTTGAAATAACTTTTTTCCAATTGACTTCATACCCTGGGGCATATCCTATTTCAGCTTCTTTAAGTTCATTTTTTATGTTATTTTCAATTTCTTTAGCTTGTCCTTCTAAATTTTTAATAGTTTCTTTAAGTTGCATTAGCTCGTCTATTTTATCCATGTATTCTGATTTTAAATCAATACTTATATTTGAATTTGATTTTTTATATTTTTCATTTAAGTATTTTTCTGCTGCTGAACTTCCATCCAATGTTGGAGGAATTTTCTTAATTACATGCTCCTGCCAAAATTCTTTTTCAGTATTAATTATAATTTTTATAAGTTCTTCATCACGCTCTACTTCTTTCCAAATAAATTTTTGTCCACCTATTAATACTGCTATATATCCCTTTTCTGCTCCTGTTACTTCTAAATAATGCTGCACTTGTACTAAATAGCTAGCTGGTATTTCTTCTCCTTCCCATTCTTTAGCTAAGAATTGATTAGCTGTTTTACATTCTAATACTGCATTTTCTCCTATAACTCTTCTGTCTATATTTGCAACCATAAATGGATACTTTTCATGTTTAAAATGCCTTCTATCTCTTCTTACTTTTTTACCTGTCCTTTTTTCAAACTCTTTAGCAACTACTTCTTCAAATTGATCTCCCCAATATGCTGCTTCACTTTGTTCATTAATTTCTGTTATAGGTTCTGTTTTTTCTAAATATATCTGGAATGGTGTTTTCCATTTATTTATTCCAAGTATTGCCCCAGCATCACTTCCACCAATTCCTTTTTGTCTTTCTTGAAACCATTTGAGTTTATCCAATCCACTTTCCCCCCCTTTTCATAATTTCTAATTTATCTACTCCAAATCTACTTTTTAAATCTTTATTTTCAGTTTCAAACCTTTTATTTTTTGCTTTAAGTTGAACACAAAGTGTATTCCATCTATAATTGCTATTCTGTAACTCCTTAATTTTTCTATGTTGCTTTTCTATAACTTCATTATCAGTTTCACAGCTTTCCTCAAGTTCTCTAATCCTTTTCTTAAGAAATTCAACTTCTCCATTAGAATTTAAAACTACTGTTATAGGCTGATTATTCTCTTCTTTTAAATCTGTTACATAATCTAAAATGCCTGTTAAATCGTTAATCACTGCTTCTTTGTGTATTGCTCTGATACTGTCACCTAAACTAGAATATCTATTTATAGTTGTTGTTAAAAGTGCTAATGTTATATCTTTTATCATCTTTACAATTCCTCCGTTTTCTTATAAACTGTAATTGGTTTTTTATTTAAGTATTTTAATTTGGCTGCTCTTGCAGCTCTTTTTTTATACTTCTTTAAACATTCTTTTATATCTATTAAATTCACCTCTCTTTTTAAGTCCACAAACCTTTGACATACATGTTCCTTCTGTCCTTCCAAGTGCTAATGATATATCTTTTTTCTTTGTGCTTTCCCACATACCACAAAGATAGGCAATATCCTTAAGTGTCCATGCTTTATTATGTTTAAAATGAAATTCTGGATTGTATATCATGCGGTGGTTTGAACTTGTATATTCAATTCCGTCTTTTACATAGGTTTTTACCATTCTTCTCCCTCCAATAAACTTTTTATATGTTCTGTTACCATTTCTCTAATGTCTACTATGGTTTGTCCATCTACTCCGTATAATTCCGTTCCGTCTAAATCACATTTGCTAAGAATATCAGAACTGGTATCAACATTGCTAATTCCCAACCTTCATCACCTGCCTTTATTATTCTTTTAATATTTATTGTTATTAGAATTATTACTGTTAATAAGCTGTATAGACTTAAAATTAATTGTCCTGTAGGTGTCATGTTTTAATCACCCCTATATTCAAATTTTCTTTCATACCCTCTAACTGGGTTACTAACTTTATATTTATCTCTTGTATTTTTTATAAAATCAATAACATAGTTTATAAATTCTTTAGCTTCATTACATTCTTTCGTATCTAGATTTAATACAGAACTTTTACGAAATGCTTTTCCAATTATGCAACATATAGAAGATCTTGTTTGAGCAACTCTTGGATTATTTTCATTAGTCCCAAATGCTTCAAGTAATCTTTTATCTAGATTTATTTCTTCGCAAAGTTCATACCATGGTTTAATAATTTTTTTCTGTTCAAGTTTCTTTGATAATTCTAGAACTTGTCTTTCTAAAAGGTCTATTCTTTCTTTATCTGTCATACCATTACCTCCTATCAAATTGAAAATACGGTAACCTTCCACCTGTTTCATGATGTAAAGTCATTACAACTACAAGTTCATCTATAGATTGTCCAATATCAACTTTCTTTTGTATAAACTTCTTAAACGCTTCTCTGTATTCTTCTGTGTAAACATAATCAGGTAAGTCATTCCATGTTTCTAAACATTCATCAAACTTTTTCATTGTTTTATTCATCTTTTATAATCTCCTTTCATAGAATAAACTAGGGAAGTATAAACCTTTTTAGCTTAGTAAAATTTTTTATAAAGGCTTTTAGCCTTTAGTTAGTGCCTACCTTATGCTTTATAGCCATCTGGCTTACTATAGTTGTATATATCTCTATAAGCTTTTTATCTTGTGCTATAACATCTAAATAGTTAAGTTCATCAATTTTACTCTTAGACACACCTTGTAATACTTGCCTTACCTTCATATTCTTCAATCTAATCTTTAAATCACAACCCGCTCTTTCTTCTAGTGCTTTGTAAGCTTCTTCTTTTGGTTTTTGGTAATCTTTAAGTTTAAAACAAATCTTAGTCATTAATCTGTTTGTTTCTCCTCTCCAACTGTTAGAAGGTCTTATTTCTATAACCTCTCTTACTGTTTTTAATTCCTCTTTAGTTTCTAACATCTTATTATTAACTTGGTTAAGCTGTTGTTTAACATCTTTCATTTCCTGTAAGCTCTGTATTAAAACATCTTCAATGCAAGTTGGCTTGTGCTGTTTTTTAATTTTTTTCTCACATTCAATAAAATAATTTCTATATTCATGTGATTTTTCAGTTCTAGTCATCATTGCTATATGTTTTGCAAATTCTAAAGTTATAGCAAAATCCATTGTTTCATTACCTTCAACATCTTGTTGAACCCCTATCCAATCAATGTTTTCTTTAAAAAACTCATTCTTCTCTATATTAGTTACATGCCATCTTGACCATACTGCTTTATTAAGACCTAGCCCTAAATATAATTCCTTTGCACTTACTAGTTGTTGTCCATCTTTATTAGAAATTTTAATTAAGTTACTCATTTTATCCTCTCCTTTTTATTTTGTTATTTACAATCTTAAACTATATTAGCTACTTTGTTTTTCACATTTTCTTCGCTTTTTCTTTACTTATTATTCGCCATTGCGGCACTACTGATATGCTTTTGTTAAATATGTTTAAATTGGATATGATTAAGCTTGTACTATTTTATAGAGTTGTTTTTAGTTTCATAGTTTTATCAGCTAATATATTACTACCTAAATATTCAACTACTGGTTCATAAAAGCTCTCTTCATTTATTTCTATTTTTTCTATTATTTTTTCTTCTATTATTTCTTCAGTTTTTTTATTAAATCTAGTCCTTACAACTATTGCTTGCATATAACCCCTCCTATTTACCACTATTAGTTGTATTGAAAAGTAAAAAAATATCTTCTAATGTGCAATCAAACTGCTTGGACATTTTTATTGCCAATTGAGGACTTGGTTTTTTGTATCCACCCTCCATTTGATACATCATACTATTACTTATATCCAAGCTTTTAGCTGCTTCTTTTGCTGTATCAAACCCAGCCTTTTTTCTTAAATTTGTAATATGATTTGCCATAATTTATCACCTCAATTCCTCGTTTGTTCTTTACTATGATTGTATTTTATAACTAATTGTGATAATAAACAAGTCCTATTATGACTAATAGTGAGAATTTAAATGCTATTTTCTTCAAATTGCTCCATATAGCTTTATTTATCACTATTAGTTGTATTGTTATTATTATCACTATGGGTTATAATAATAACGTATTTAAATATACCCATATTAATGTTAGGTAAGAGGTGATTGATTTGTTAGGTAAAAAAATTAAATCCTTAAGAAAAGATAACAAAATTACTCAAGAAGAATTAGCTATAAAAATTGGCGTTAGTACATCTATGGTAGGTATGTATGAAACAGATGCACGTAAACCAAGTTATGAAGTATTAATTAAAATCGCTGATTATTTCAAAGTTTCACTAGATTATCTGCTTCGTGAAACAGAGTATAAAACTTATATTGGTACAAAAGAAAATTGTATAAAGTTTAAAACTGTTGAAGAGGCAATGCAATTTATTTTAAAACAACCTGTTGTTATAAATTTTTGTGAATTTAATGTAGATAAAATGACTAATAGAGATTTAATAGAATTTGCAAATGAACTTTTAAATCAACTAAAATTAATATCTTATAAATATAAGAATAACATTTAATTTAAAAATGGAGGATGATTTTATGAGGGCGGTAGCATATGCTAGATTTAGTTCTGATAATCAAAGAGAAGAATCCATTGAAGCTCAAATTATGGACATAAAAAAATATGCACTTAAAAACAATATTACAGTGCTTAGAGAATACGTTGATGAAGCTATATCTGGCAGAACTTTTGAAAGAAAATCTTTTAAAAGAATGATTGAAGATGCTAAAAAAAATATGTTTGATCTGATACTAGTCCATAAAGTAGATAGATTTGCAAGAAATAGATATGACGCTGCTATCTACAAATCTATACTTAAAAAACATAATATAAAAATAAAATATGTCATGCAGCCAATTGATGATTCTCCTGAAGGAAATCTTATGGAGGGTATTCTTGAAAGTTTTGCTGAATATTATTCTGAAAATCTAGCTAATGAGGTTATGAAAGGATTAAAAATCAATGCAAAAAAAGCTCAATTTAACGGTGGATACCCACCACTAGGGTATGATATAGCAGAAGACAAGACATATATAATAAATGAAAGGGAAGCTAGAATAGTACGCGAAATATTTGATTTATATTTAGATGGTATTGGTTATAAAAAAATTGCTGATATTTTGAATAATAAAGGTTATAAAAATAAAAGAGGAAAACCTTTCGTTTTTAACTCAATTCCAACTATCCTAAAAAATGATAAATATTGTGGAATATATACATATAATAAAACTAGTAGAAAATACAAAAATGGTAGACGAAACCTTAAAAAATATAACAAAGATGAAGATATAATTAGAGTTGAAGATGGTATACCTAAAATAATTTCAAAAGAAAAATTTAATACCGCACAACAAGAAATAAAAAAGCGTACAAAGTCTAGAGGTAAAAAAATTGCTGTAAGAGAATATATTTTATCTGGATTAATAAAATGTGAATGTGAAAGAAAAATGAGTGGGTACGCACAAAAACGTTCCAAAGAAAGTAATCGATACTTTTATTATAGATGCACTGGATGTAATAACAGTATTAGAGCTGAAAAAATAGAAACTATAGCTACTAATTTTATAAAAGAACAGGTATTCAGAGATATAGATAATTTAATTATAAAAATACATAAATATATAGCTGATCAAGAAGCAGAATCCCCATCTGAACTTAAATATTTAAAAAATGAATTATCTAATTCTAATAACCAAATCAATAACATTGTAAAAATGATTAGTAACGGAGTAACATCCATGCACTTAGCAAAAAAACTAGAGGAACTTGAAACATATATTGATGGAATACAACAACGAATTGGTGAAATAAATAGAATGTCTGTTATACCAGAAGATGAAATAAAAAACTGGTTACTAGAACTTAAAAATTCTTTTGATAATGGTAAAAATATAAAAAAGATAATCTCTGTTTTCATAAAAAACATTGAAATAACGAAAGAAGATATTAATATAGATTTTTTCGTAAAAGCACCCTATAAGGGTGCGAACAGTCTAAGTGTCGCTCCTTCGGCACCA